GCATTAGCTATGCAGCAGTTGTGATATGGTTTTGACTATGCACCATGGCTTTCGCCATGTCTTCTACTGAGGAGTATTTTGCAGACTCTCCCACTAAAAGTTGTAATGCTTGCTCACCTGTTAATTCCGTTTGGTTATTAGAATCACTGTTGTTATCACTAAATAGTATATTAGACATTATATTATCCCGTTTGGTCAACGTCAAGTACTTTCACTTTTTCTGTTAAAAGGTCAAGTAAATTTAATAAGTTTGCACGCTCTGCTAATTTGAACGTGACATAGGTAGCACTGTTTGCTCTCTCGTATAAGGTCTTAGGGTTACGAAGCCTCTTATCTATCTGACTTACTTCGCTTTCTAAGTAATCCGTTATACAGCCTATCACGGCAATACTGTCATTAAGTGCTGCTGCCGTACTACGCTTCTCACTGTAAGTTAAGTTCTGTATCTTCTCTAGTCTATTTATTAACTTAATAGTCTCCACTAGTCTTCCTCTATAGGTTCCTGTGTATTAATAAAGTCCACTTCTTCTGTGGTCTGTTGTGATTGATTTGCTAGTTGTGCTGTCTGCTGGTCTTCTTGTATGCCTATGTTAGGAGTGATTATGTTCAATCCTTTTAAATCTCCTAAGTCTTCTAAGGCTCTAGCCAAAGCAATCCTAGAAGTGTGCGGCTGTATCAGTGCCGCTGCAGGAGAACTGTACACACCTAATAAATTCTGTAAGGCATTAGCCTTCTCTGCAAACATACGACTACCTCTAGCCCGTAGCTGTCCACTTATGTTCAGGTCTGACTTACTCACTGCTAGGAACTTCTGAGCATTAAACTCTCCGCTCTCTGTACTAACTAGGTCAGTCTCCCCTAGATTATCAAGAGCAAGCTCTACCATGTCGTTAAGTACACGCTCTATAAACTCAGTCTCAAACTTGTTAGTCTTGGTACGGAATATTCTATTAGCCCCGTTCTCAAGGAACTGTACTTCAAAGGCTGTCTTCTCTCCAGGAGTTCTAAACCCTGAGGAGTTACGGGGACTACCTGCCATCTCTTCCATAAGCTCCATAGTATTCCTCATCTGAAAGTCCGCGTTAAGTACTGTAGCATCTAAGTTAAGTTCCCTTACATCACCATCTTCATCAGTAACATACCTGCCACCTGGAGCACCGCGTGTACCGTAGAACTCTACATCTCCCCTCTCCACTGTAGGAGGATTGATAATCCTATCGAAGGCATCTGCCCTTTGGTTCTCTAGCTTATCTAGCTTGTACTGCATACCTACTAACCTAGCTAATGGAGACATCCCCATCAAGTTATCTGGACGGTCTTCCCATCCACTGTAATAGATATACTGGCTACCGTTACGAGAACGTATAGGCTCGGAGCTTATTAACTTCCTGCGGTCTAGTATAATTATCTTGTGGTTCTTTAAGTACTCTCCGCTATCTATGGAATAGAAGTCCCCATAGAACTCTAGCACTTCTACTGTATCCCCTTGTAGGTACTGTAGCATTGTGCCAAAGCCTTCCTTAGTCATTGCTATATCTTTCCAGTTTATACCTGTAGTGCCGTGTATCCCTGAACTACGTACAGACCTGCGAGTAGTACGCAACTCTTCAAGTATCTCATGAGTGAAAGGAGTACTAGCATCCTCATCAATCAAACGCCTGATGTCACCTAAGCCATAAGTCTTACGTATAATCTTACGGGCTACTTGGAATGAACTAGCCGTTACATCGAATGTTATATTCTCTGGGCTGATTCTATCTAACACAGTGCCCTGGTATAGCATCTGAGTATTACCATCTAAGCCTTCGTATGTCTCAGTTACATAGCGTTGCTGAGCAAAGCCTGTACCTGTATCAATCCAATCAGCTATAATACTATTCAGGGTAGCCTCATAGTCCTTACGTCTAAGCTTAGTTCTTACATAGGCTTCTAATACTTCTTTGTTATCTACGGATGCTGCCTGAGAATCTAATGCCTCAAACTGTGCCCAATCAGGATTGCTGAATAGGTGAGCATTGTAGTTAGCTTGTAGGTTCATGGCTATTTGAGATAGCTTTGGTATTGTAGTAGAGTTCTTAAATCCTGCTAACCCTGCCTCTGTGGTATTGGTAGACGTAGCCATCCTATAGTTACGTATCTCTATCATCTCATCTTCCCATGATGCGCGGGCATGTTTGAAATTAGTCCATAAGGTACTTATCTCGTCTGCCATACTATCAGGAGTTATGAGCTGTATTGTTGAATGTGCATTAGTAGTCATCTAAATCGTTCCTCCGAAACGGGAGTGGTACGTAGGCGTATGCGCCTGCGCTGAGGCCTCTCTATACTTAGAAGGTCTACGTGGTTTCTTCACATGGTCAGAGCTTAGCCCTGCTGCGAAGGTATCGCTTATATCATCATGCTCTGGATTATCCAATAGTATCTCTTCCTCTAAGTACGTACACAGGCCGCCCTTGTAGTGGAATATCTTACCATCCTCATACCTATGAGTTAGGGCTGCATCTATTCTTTCCTGCTTAGCTCCCTCATACTTGTTGGGACGGTGGTCATCTATCTTGCAATGTATCCCTTCTTCTGTACACTTGTCCTTCAAGGACTGTACTATGACTACCTGTGCTAGAGATACCTCAGCTCTCATACGGGAGAATTCCCACTTGATGAGCATGTTCTTGAAGTTGTTAAAGTAATCTAATGTTTTGGTAGTTTTAAACCTAACGATGTCTAGTACATAAACATTGAATTCCCAATCAACTCCTAACACCACTATACAAGTCCAATCAGCTTTCTTGCTTAAACTGTATGCAAAATCCATAGAGGCGTACACGTTAAGTCTACGTCCCTTATAGTACCAGTGCCCTCCCTGCATAACTATATGGTCACGTTTATAGTAACGGAAGTTTCCTCTCTCTACTGTACGATTCTCCATATCATTAGGGTTGTTGTAGTACTGTGCAAAGAACTGGAGTCTGTCAGTATACTTAGCTTTCTTACGTGCTAGCTCTGCCCAGTTAAATCCAAACAACTTCCCATCGGAAGCTCTGCCTGCTCTAGGCCATAGGAACATGCCATCTGTTTCTACTTGTCTCTCATGTACTGCGTACACTGCACGACTGTCTATTACCTCTCCTGTAGCTTCCTCATGTACAGACTCTACCATATTCTTGAGGTTGGCATAATGGTCTTTAGGATGGTAACGTGTACCTACTGCACACTCTCTACCTCCCGTGGTTAGTACTGATGCTAGCTGCGAACAGTTAGCCTCTACCTTCTTACGAGAGTCTATGGTGTAAGCATTCTCAGGGATTACTACATCGTCCTTTGCAAGGAACTTACAATGCCATCCTGTAGTGTTTGTTGTTAAGCCTGCTGTAGCTACTGTAGGGTCACGTACCCCTTCAGCTTCACGCTCTGGATGGTCTACAGATATTCCTGTAGTATTCCACATTGCTCGCTTGCCCTTGTCCTTGTTAATCATATCAGGACTTAGCCTACGAAAGAACCTAGACTCCAGTATATTCTGAATATCTACTAGCTGTCTCTCTGCTAATCCTGCTGTAGCCGATACGTATATGATAGTTATGGATGGGTCTTTGTATATCTCCCATGCACATCTAACTGCCAGAGCATGAGACTTCTGATGGTCACGGGGCATTAGTGCTAAGGTGTTGTCCATGTCGTTTACATCGGACTGTTCCCAGAACTCAAACAGTTCTCTGTGACAATCTCCCCATACCCTATGAGGTTCCACTGCACAGGCAAAGGCATAGAGAGAGCTAGTGCATCTCTCTATTAACTCCAGTAGTTTTGAGTCAGGTAAGGCTTTACTACTTCTCACTAGCCAATGCTCCTACCATCTCTTTAATGTCTTTAACGTCTGATTGTATATGCTCAAGTCTAACTTCTAACGGTAATTGCTTTAGGTCAATAAGCTTATCTACTTCATCTTTAGTGTAGCTGGCTTTTATATGTCCCTCCAATCCTATCCTAGTATCTCTTAACTGTACGTGCATGTATCGCAGCAATGCTAAGAAACCTACTATCTGTCCTACATTCAATAATAATATTGAGTCCATGTAAACCTCTAGTTTATAGTGGGGTGCTGTTCTGTACGTTTTAGCATATCGTCTATATCACTAAGGCCTAAGTCATCCTTGCGCTTGCCCTTAGCTTTAGGCTTACCTACAGCAGCCTTGCTATTATTTAAGAGTGTACGGGCAGCAGTAACATTGCCTGCCTCTGTCAGCTTAACTAACTTACTCTTGGCTAGAGCTTCTTCCCTTGTTACTAGCTCCTCATTCCAAGCCTCTACATGCTCACTAAACCATGAACACTTCTTCAGCTTGAGCCAATGTTTAAAGTTACCTAATAACT